TTTCATACTGATTTTAGTATATCAGATTCATTAAAATCTGTCCGAAAAAGTGTCTTAATTTATGAGACCATTATATTCGGTATAAAGCCAAACCAAATTAACAATTATGAAAAGTCCAGCTATGCGAACAGTGAGACGCAGCAGCTGGCTTTTTTAGTGGATACAATGGCATACCGGCTGAAGATGTATGAAGAAGAGATCAATTCAAAACTGCTGACCATAAGGCAGCAAAAAGAGGGTTATTTCTATAAGTTTAATGAAAAGGCAATCCTGCGCACAGACAGCAAAACGCAGATGGAGAACTTATCAAAAGCTGTTAATAACGGGATTTATACGCCGAATGAGGCCCGCGGATACCTAGACATGCCTTGTGAGGAAGGCGGGGACGTCCTGATGGTCAACGGAAATTACATACCTATTACAGACGTAGGAAAGCAGTATAAGAAAGGTGGTGAGAGCAATGAAGACAGCGGAAATCAGGGGTGATATCATCTCCAATGACCTGAAATGGATTTATGACTGGTTGGAATGGGAATCTACGTGCCCAAATGATATAAAGAAGGTCATAGAGGCACTGGAGGACGGGGAAGAGCTCAGGGTAACTGTAAACAGTGGGGGTGGTGATGTTTTCGCAGGGCAGGAAATCTACACGCTGCTCAGGAAAAGTAAAAACTCTGTTGCTGAAATAGACAGCCTGGCTGGAAGCGCGGCTGGAGTTGCGGCAATGGGGGCAGCCCAAGTACTGATCAGCCCTGTAGCAATGATTATGATCCATAATGTGTCAATGAGTGGAAGGATGAGTGGTGATTACCATCTTTACGAGAAGAACGCGAATGCCCTGAAGGAGATGAATGCGGCTATGGCGCAGTCATATTCCGAAAAGTCAGGAAAGTCGGTTAACGAGATCCTGGAAATTATGGACCGTGAAACTTGGCTGACTGCCAACCAGGCGGTTGAGATGGGATTTGCCGATGAGATATTAGGGGCTGACATACAGATAACGAATTCTTATTCCGGACTCAGATTGACGGAAGAGATAAAGCAGAGAGTCCTGCAGGAAAAAGCGGAAACAGATGAAAATGAAAAACTGAAGAATGAATTGATATGCGATCTGGACATGTATGGTGTCTGAATTGCTTTTTGGAAGGAGAGAATTATGAATAAAGAATTATTAGAACTACTGGATTCCATTAACACACAGAAAAACAAAGTGAGAAGCCTTACAAGTGAAGGGAAACTTGATGAGGCAATGGAGGCCAAGGAAGACTTAAAGAAGCTCCAGAATAAATTTGACCTGCTGAAAGATCTTGATGATGAAAAATACGGGGGAATGCAGCAGAAGGCAGCGACGGGGACTGCAAAGCCAGTGAAAACAGTAGATTCCATAAAGGATTTTGCAGATGCCGCCAGGAATGGATTTATGGTAACCAATAATATGAATGAAGGAACCCCTGCCGATGGTGGATATACAGTTCCGGAAGACATCCAGACAAAAGTGAATGAAAGGAGGGAAGCGAGGGCATCCCTGATTAATTTAGTTGATGTTGAGTCAGTCACAACAAACAAGGGTTCCAGAACATTTAAGAAGCGCTCCCAGCAGACAGGATTCATCAAAGTAGGGGAAGGCGGTAAGATTGGGAAGAAAGATACCCCGCAGTTCGAAAGACTGGATTACGAGATTGCGAAATATGCAGGGTATTTTCCGGTCACGAATGAATTGCTTGACGATTCTGACGCCGCGATTACCTCTGTGTTGATTGCATGGATAGGAGATGAGTCCAGGGTAACAAGGAACAATATTATTCGGACAATAATCAATACAAAGGCAAAGACAGAATTGACTGGACTGGATGACATTAAAAAAGCATTGAATGTAACGCTCGGCGCGGCGTTCAAGTCTACATCGAAAATCGTAACGAACGACGATGGGCTGCAGTATCTGGATACATTGAAAGATTCGGAAGGAAAATACCTCCTTCAGCCGAACCCGGCAGATCCGATGCAGATGAGGCTATGCGCCGGCGCAACGATCGTACCGGTTGAAGTAATTACGAACAATGATTTCCCGTCAGATACGGCTACAGCGGGGAAACGAAAAATTCCATTCGTCATCGGAGATCTGAAGGAAGGGATTAAATTCTTCGACAGAAAACTTTTGACCATCGTGGCATCTAACCTGGCACAGGCCGGTGAACTTAATGCATTTGAGGAGGACCTGACATTGTTCCGTGCCATTGAACGCGAAGACTGCAAGGTAAAAGATGATGCTGCATTCGTGAACGGAGTTGTTACGATCGATGACGCAGCGGTAGTGGGGGAATAGACAGCTATAGCCGTCATGACAGCAGTTATACCGCCAGTGAACTTGAAAACATGACCATATCACAGATCAGGGCACTGGCGGAAGAACTTGGCTATAGCATAAAAAAGACTGTCAAAAAGGAGATTATAGAAGAATTTCTGGATCAGCAGGGAGGAACCACATGATAAACCTCATAAAAAAACGATGCGGAATTTCCGAAAATGTAAAAATTTATGATAACGATATTGAAATGTATATTAAAGACTGCATACAGGATATGATTTCTTCCGGTGTTTCAAAAACTATTGCAGAATCGGAAGAGGATGCCGCTGTATTGACGGCGATTACGCTCTATGTCAGCGCGTACCTGGGAATTGACAGAACTGATACAGAGAAATATCTGGACCTGTACCGGAAGAAAGTATTCCGGTTAACATTGGAGGGGGATAAAATTGTGGAACAATAGCATATCTCTTCCCAGAAGCAGGGACGGGGCACAAGACAATGACGGATTTACCGCACTGGAAAGTCTGTATGAGAGAGGAATTCCGGCAAACTTTACAGATGTGACAAGGGACGATGAAATATTAGCATCTCAGAAGGGATACGCCGTGAATCAAAATGTGGAGATCATGGCCTGTAATTACGCGGGAGAAGACCATTTGATCGATGAATCAACGGGTGATATTCTGGAGGTAAAACGGACTTTCAGGAAGGATAAATCTATGAAGATTATTCTCTCCTGTGAAAGGAGGCAGAATGGCACAGTTTGAAATAGAAGGGTTTGACAGTCTTATGAAAGAGCTTGAAACCTTGGATATTGAAAGAATTGCCCCTATGATGCTGAAAGAAGCCGGCCCCATCCTGGAGGAGGCGGTAAAAGCAAAAATACGTCCACACCAGGAAACCGGGGATATGTATAGATCCATCAAAAGCACTGGTGCGTCAAGAAGCAAGGATGGATATTACCTGTGTGTAAGGTCTACCGGGAAATCCACGGGCAGAACGCACAAGATAAAAGGGAAGCGAAAGGTGCCAGTCAGGAATATGGATAAACTGGCATGGTTGGAATTTGGCACATCAAGAGAGCCTGCGCGTCCGGTGCTGACTTCAGCAGTACGTGAGGCAGAAAGTGCAGTAATCAGTAAGATGCAAGAAGTGTTCGATAGGGAGGCAGGAGTATGACGCCATTTCAGAAGATCATAGAAGCGATCAAGGTTTTTGGCTATCCTTATGCACCAGACATTTATAAGGGGAAGGAAGACAGGTATTTTACTTATAATTATGTGGATGAAAGAGTAGCAATTTACTCTGATAATGAGCCGGATGAAGAAACAGTGAGTGTACAAATCCATTTCTTCCTTCCGGCATCAGAAAATTTCATAGCGGAAAAAAGCAGGATACGAAGGGCACTGTTCAAGCATGGGTTCACGTATCCGGAAGTAACAGTATTAACAGAAGACGACACGAAAATACGGCACATTATATTTGAGTGTGAAACGGAAACAGAAAGATTGGAGGACGAATAAATGGCATTTGTAGGATTGGCAAAACCGACAGTAGCAAAATTAACGGAGCGTTCAGGGAGTGCAACATATTCGGAAGGGTTCACATGTGGGAAAGCGATTGAAGTAACAATCAGCCCGCAGTATGCAGAGGGTTCGCTGTATGGGGATAATGGGAAAGCAGAATATGACAAGGAATTCAAATATGCGGACATCACGCTAAACACAACCACACTGCCCATACAGGCACATAGTACGATGTTTGGGCATACGGTAGCGGATAACCCGAACGAAGGGATTACGGACAAAACAACGGATGAGTCCAACTATGTTGGGTTTGGGATATATGTATCTGAGAAAGTGGATGGCGTAAAGAAATATGTCGCCATGTGGATCCATAAGTCTAAATTTACGGAAGGCGAGGAAGGCTACAAAACCAAGGGCGACAGCATTGAGTATCAGACGCCAAGCATCACGGGGCAGGCAATGGGAAATGCAAAAAATGAATGGCGTGAAAGAAAAATCTTTGATACTGAGGAAGATGCTCAGAAATGGCTTGATGAAAAGGCTGGCATGACTGAACCGCCTGCACCGGCACAGCAGGGAGCAGAGGAGGCATAATATTATGTTCGATGAACTGAATTATATTGAGTTGTCAGGAAAAAGGTATCCTATCAAGTGTGACCTCCTGGTACTCGAAAAGATACAGGATGCATATGGGAGCATAGGGAAGTTCGAAGAGGGGCTTATCACATGGGAGCCTGAGGTGGATGATGAGGGCAACACGCAAAAGGATGCTGACGGTAAGCCGATCCTTCATGGGAAGTTTCCAAGCGTGAAGGCTGTGAATGATGCGCTTGTATGGATGGCATCTGAAGGGGAAGCTATTGCAGCCGATCAGGAGAAAAGAAAGCCGAGGGCGATTATCCGGGCTGAAATTGTACGAGAAGTAGATGTCCCATTGATTGATCTGGCAAATAAGTTACATGACGAGTTTTACAGGTGCTTCAATTTAAAAAACGCAGTAGCCACGCAGAATCAGACATAGGCGGATCCCTAGATATCGAAGAGCAGGCGCTGGATTTTGCGTGGTATGTATTCATCGGGATGCAGGCAGGGTATTCGGAACAAGAGGTGTCTCGGATGTACCTCGGAAAATGGGAAGAGATATTCTACCATTTCAAATGGCTGCACAATATGCGGGTAGGAAAAGGCCTATTTCGTGAGCAAACAAAGACTTCCCTGCTGGACTTGTAGGACTGCATAGTGTATAATACAGGTAAAGGAGGGATGCATTGTGAGTAGCCGTACAAAGTTAATATTGAAGCTTGTATTCTGGGTGTTGGTTTTAGTGTCTATCATAATGATCCCAGAAATTGCAATCATCGTAGCGATTGTAATGATAGTGTGGGCGGTATATAAGAAGGCCAGGCATATCCCAATTATCACAATTAAAAGAAGAAAATAAAAAACCACTTACTCTTAGGTAGGTGGTTTTTTGTTGCATAAAAAGAAGGTGAAAAGATATGGCAGCAAAAAAGATAGGGGCAATCATAGCACTGGACGGAGAAAAGGAATTTAAGCAGAACGTCACATCATGCAATAAATCACTCTCTTCCCTAAAGTCGGAAATGGGGCTTGTCAAGGCACAGTGTGAAGGCCAGGAAAACTCTCTGCAATCCCTAAGTAAGAAGCATGAAGTCCTGATAAAAGTTTTGGAAGAGCAGAAGAATAAGGAAGAAGCGGTCCGGGCAGGACTTGACCATGCTAAACAGAGCTATGAAAAAGTAGGCGTCGGCCTGGATGTGCTTACGAAGGAACAGCAGGAACATGCGCAAAGGACAGAAGAGCTGAAAGAGGCTTATGCCGGTGCGACTAAGAAGCTGGATGAAATGAAGAAATCTGGCGAGGCTTCAAAGGGCGAAATTAAGCAGCAGGAAGCTACGGTAAAATCCCTGTCAGATGAACTTAAGAAGGAAGAAGCAGCCCTTAAGGATGTTAGTGATGCCATATCAAAAGGGGAACAGAATTACCAGTCTGCAGGAAACCGCGTGAAGGACTGGGAGGCAAAACTAAATACTGCAGAAGCGCAGGTTATAAGGGCAACGACTGCAGTGAACAAAAATGCTGCGTATAAGAGGGAAGCAGAGCAGTCTACGGATAAATGCGCAACTTCCATTGATGCGTTCGGCAAAGAAATAAAAAAAGCCGAAGAAATAACGATTGATTTTGGGACTATCGTTAAGACAAACCTTGGCAATACTGTGGTAAATCTTGTAAAGGATGCTGTAAGTGGAGCGGCAGCTTCCATAAAGGACTTGGAAAATGCTCAGCATCAATTCCAAGCCAGCACGGGCGCGACAACAGCGGAGATGCAGCGGTATAAAACTGTCATGAATGACATCCATAGCAATAATTTCGGGGATGACATCAATGATGTTGCAAGGTCTATGGCGTTGGTAAAACAATATACGGGTGAGCTTGATCCAGGAAAGCTACAGGAAATGACAGAGAATGGAATTGCCATGAGGGATGTCTTCGACATGGACTTAAGCGAGACTATCCGGGGTGTCGATGCTTTGGTGGAGAACATGGGGCTGACATCAGAGGAAGCCTTTGACCTGATGGCTAAGGGAGCGCAGAATGGGCTGAACAAATCCGGTGAGCTTGCTGACAACATTACGGAATACAGCCAATTATGGAGCCAGGCAGGATTTTCAGCAAAGGAAATGTTTGCTATTGTGGATAACGGCTTGCAGTCAGGTGCTCATAACCTAGACAAGGTTAACGATTTCGTAAAGGAATTCAGTATATCCCTAGCGGATGGAAGGATTGAAGAAAATATTGATTCTTTTTCCGAAGGGACAAAAACTCTTTTCTATCAATTTAAAACAGGGAAGGCGACAGCGAAAGATGTATTTTATTCTGTCATTAATGATTTAGATAAGACGGAGAATAAGCAGCAGGCACTGACCATTGCGAGCACGACATGGAGTGCCTTGGGTGAAGATAATGCAATGAAAGTGATCACTTCATTGAATAAGACGAATCATGCTTATGATGACGTAAAAGGAACAATGGAAGAGATCAATAATGTGAAATATGATACATTGGAAGCACGATTCCAGCAGCTGGGGAAGAAGTTTCAGACCGAAGTGGCAACACCTATTGTTGAGGAGGCGCTGCCATTGATGGAAGAGGGACTAGATCTCGTAATAGACAATATGGATACGCTTCTCCCACTCTTAGGCGGTGTAGGAGCTGGAGTGGCCGCATTTAAGACAGCAACCACAGCCGTAGGTTTATACGAGGCGGCTACAAAGACTGCGACAGCTGCACAGGGAATATATACTGCCACCACGGAAGGGGCATCTGTAGCCCAGGCAATTTTTAATGCGGTTTGCGAAGCAAATCCAATAATCCTAGTGGCGACAGCGGTTGTTGCCGCAGGGACAGCCTTAGCAATATATGCTAAAACCGCAGGCGAAGCAACAGATGAAGTAAAAAGACTATCCGAACAGAACCAAAGGCTTTGCGATTCCGCAAATGCGGTATCAGATTCGGCGGAAGAGCTTGTTACATCTTACGCGGACAGCACAGCCGAGATGAAAGCACAGGGCGAGTATGCCGGCCGGCTTGCAGAAAAGATTGAGGACTTGTCCGGGAAAACAAACCTGAACAGCGCGGAGACGGAAGTGCTGAGGGGATATATCGCAGAGCTGAACCAGTTAATGCCGGAGCTGAACCTATCCTATGATGAGCAGGCAGGCAAACTGAATATGACTAGCGAGGCCCTTGAAGAATACCTGGAGAAAAAGCAGGAAGAAATTGAAATGCAGGCGGCCCAGGAATACGCCATAGAGCTCTTAAAGAAACGTTCCGAGCTTGAGATCGAAGCCATTAAGCTCGAAGACGAGAAAGCTGAGATCAGAGGGGAGAATAATGAAAAAGAAATCTCCTCAATGACGGAGATTAGTTCCCTTATGAATGGGCTGACAACAGGTAATATGGATTATTACCGAAGTTTCAAAGAATTGTCAGAGGCACAAGATGAAAACAGCGAAGCCGTAGATAACAATAAGCAGAAACAGCAGGATATCCAGGCTGAATTGGAAGCAACTCAAGCTTACCTGGAAGAACATGGGATAAAATTAGACCTGATAACAGGGAAGACGGATGAGAATACGGCTGCAGCGGATCGGAATAGCCAGATGATGTCAGCGGCAGCGGACGCAAACAGCATAGCAGCCCAGACGATAACTGAGACTTATACCGGGATGCAGGAAAAGGTTTCAGAAGTCCTTGAGAGCCAGATGAATATGTTTGATGAGTTCAATGCAGGGACAGAAATATCCAGTGAACAACTCCTGGCCAACATGCAGGGGCAGATTGAGGGTGTAACGAACTGGGCTGATAATATGGCTATGCTTGCAGACAGAGGCGTGAACCAAGGGATTCTGGAAAAGCTGGCAGAGATGGGGCCTCAAGGGTCAACTTATGTGCAGGCATTTGCTGATATGACGGATGAGCAGCTGCAGCAGGCGAACGACATGTGGTCTCAGTCGCTTGATATGAAAGAAGGCGTAAACGCCAGTGTGCAAGGAATGATTGAGGAGTATACTGTTGCGCTGAATGGAGGACAAGAACAGGTAAACGCGGCTATGACTCAGCTGGGCGCAGATTCGGTTCAGGGGCTGGTGCAGGGAATAGGGCAGAACCTTGAGCAGACAAAAACAGCTGGAAAGTCTGTAGGTGATACGCTGACTACGGGTGCAAAAGATTCGCTGGAAAGCCATTCTCCATCACAGGTATTTGTCAGAATAGGACAAGATGTGGTTTCAGGGCTCACTGGCGGGATCAGCGGCTCGCAAAGCCAAGTAATGGCAGCTATGCAGGCAATGACGCAGCAAACCGTTACAACGGCACAGGCTGTATTGAATTCAGCGAACTTTTCACAAGTCGGAAGACAGGTTCCGTCCGGGATTCAGGAAGGTGTTAATTACGGAAAACCGGGAGTATTGAATAGCGTTAACATGCTTGGAACTGAAGCAAACTCAACTGCACGATACAAGCTGGATGCTAATAATTTCAGCCCGGTCGGCAGGCAGGTTACCACAGGATTGTCATCAGGCATAAGATCAGGCGATATCGACGTACGGAGAGAAGTAGACAACATTTCTAGAACTGCGCAGGACACGGGCCTTGATAGATGGACGCTGTACAATGAAGGCTGGAATGTATCGATGGGGCTGTCAGATGGTATATCTGCTGGTGAATCATATGTGATTAATGCAGTAGCCCAGATGTGCGCGAATGCAGTATCGGAGGCCCGGTCTAGGCTGGATGTCCGTTCCCCCTCCAAGGTATTTGAGGAAATTGGGAGCTATACAGCCGAAGGCTTTGGTATTGGATATGAGAAAAAGATGGGGCAGGTAAATGAAACAATACGCAGGAGCATGGAGATTCCTGAGGCTGGAAAGACGCATTTCAGTGGTTGGACAGGAAGCGATTCAGACATTATCGGGTTGTTGCAGGAATATCTTCCATATCTGCAGGATTTTGTGAATAAACAGACTTACATGTATCCAAGCAGGAGGGCTTTTAGAGAGGAAGTCATGGAAACCGCAAACTCGGGCATGATGCGGGCATTGAACAGAGAGAAGGTGAGATGATATGGAACTGAGCGCAACGCTTAACGGCAGGCATCTTCTGCGCGACTGGGGGCTGCACATTGAAAACAATGATATAATAAGCCCGCCGGAAGTCAATGATACATTTATTTCTGTTCATGGCGGAAAAGATTTAGATTTAACGGAAATGAACGGTCCCGTAAGCTATAAGAACAGGGAGATTAATTTGGAGCTTGGGGGATTGAAGCAAAAGCGCGAATGGAGAAGTTTTTTTACAAGATTTCTGAATACATACCACGGAAAACAGGTTCAAATTATATTTGATGATGATGCAGGATTCTTCTATAAGGGGCGTGCATATATACCAGATGATGCTGAAAAAGTAGCCAGGATAGGTACATTTAAGATGGAGATACACACTGAGCCTTATAAATATGAGATTCTGGGATCACAAGAGCCTTGGATATTTGACATATTCAATTTTCAGACCGGGGTAATAAGGTATATAGGTGAGAAAGTTATAACTTCCACTGACAACAGCATCAGGATACCAAAAGGGGATATGCTAACTGTACCTGTTTTTATAGTATCTCAGTCAGCAGGTCTAAAAGTGGTGTACCGAGGAAAAGAATATGCCCTTGGCACAGGTAGGAACAGGTTCCCTCAAATCAAAATCGGCGGAACAGATGAAATCCTATTGGTCTTTAAGGGAACAGGTATAGTGATAATTGAATACCGAGGAGGCAGTTTATAATGTATGAGGTGTACCTTGATGGGAGAATATTAGATTACCCGGGAGATGAAGAATGCGTCATATTGGAGCCGAAACTAGATCTTGCATTAAATGATGCAGGATCTTTTGAGTTTCTGCTTCCTCCATCAAACCCTGAATATGGAAGTATCCTGAACAAGAAGAGCATGGTACAGGTACTAAAGGACGGCGAAGAGATCTTTAACGGCGAGGTGATTGAATGTGAAAAGGATGCTGATAGTCTGGAAGAATGCTTTGTTGTTGGAGAACTTGCTTTCCTCTCCAGTTCAATTCAGCCGCAGGCAGTGTACCATGATTTGTCACCACGCCAGATGCTGGATACTTGGTTAAATATCCACAATACCCAAGTGGAAGAACGGAAAAAGTTTTATACGGGGATTGTGACAATACATGACAGCAATGACAGCATATACAGGTTCACAGACCGTGAAAGTACATTGGATGCCATAAGGGAGAAGCTGGTTAAAAAATTGGGCGGATATTTGCGAATAAGGAAGTCAGAAGGAAAGCGTTACCTTGACTGGATTTCACTGGAAGAATATGGGAAATACAGCAGTCAACCGATAGAATTTGGGGAAAACCTGCTTGATTATGCCGAGAACCTTTCAGCTGCAGATGTCGCCACAGCTATAATACCCTTGGGAGCAAGGCTTGATGAGAGCCCAATTGAAGGGCTTGAAGGTTATACTGATATTACCTCCGTAAACAATGGAAAGGATTATCTATACATTCCTGGAGCAGTAGAGCGTTTCGGGTGGAATAGGAAAGTTGTGAAATGGAAAGACGTGACACTTCCTGAAAATTTAAAGGAAAAGGGAGAAGTATGGCTAAGGGATAACCAGTATGAAGCTATGGTGTTAGATATTCGGGCACTAGACTTGTCAATGCTAGATCCGGAAGAATATGAAGATTTTAGACTGGGAGACAGGATCCATGCTTATGCAGAACCATATGGGATGGATCGTGTTTTTCCTGTCCAGTCAATGAGAATTTTTCTGCATGAGCCTTCGAAGAATAAGCTGCAGCTTGGAAATAAGCAGATAAAAACGTATACCAAGCATGAAGCGGATACACAAAAGCAGATCAATGCAGAGGAAGAAGAAAACCGACGTATTACAACAGACTGGATGAAGTCAGCTGTGGATAACCTGACGCAGATGATGACAGGAAGTGAAGGCGGTTATAAAATCGAAGAATATGATGATGAGAAACACTGGCTCCGTACCTTAATCATGGATGCACCAGATAAAGAACATGCCCAAAATGTGCTCCAGTTCAACAAGTATGGCATTGGAGGATCGCATAACGGTTTTAACGGTCCGTATACAGTAGGCATGACATTAGACGGAACTATTATAGGGGAACGTATAAAAGCCGGATCTGTACAGGCGGAGGCTTTGTCGGTGGAATATAAGGCGGGAGTTACCGCTGAAATTACTGCTAAATTTAAAGTCGCAGAAAACCTCATTTCTGCAGAAGTCAAGCGGGCTACTGGACAAGAAGTTGAGCTTGCGGCATCCATAAAGGTTACATCCGATTTAGTGCAGACCAAGGTATCTAAGGGAGAGTTCGGAACATACATGCAGCAGTATTACAACTTCTTCCTGTATGGATTTAATGGTAATAGTAAATACGTCCAGATCAATCCCGGGGAAATAGCCATATATGACAATGGAGTTACTGACAGCAAGAAAAGATCGGCATTCGACCAAAACGGGAATCATTTCTGGCGAGACGGATACTATGTCGGGAAAATAGGGACAAACCAGTGGAAACAAAATCCTGCTCACAAGGGCCTGGTCTTTGATCTTGATTACCAAGGAAAGTATATGGCATTTGCCTATTTGGAAACTCCAAATGATAGTGAATATACAACCATGTGGACGTTCTCACGGGCGAATAGTATTTTTTCCAGGCAGGGACTCCATGCCGGATGCGACATAGACATGCATAACTGGACACTCAGAAATGTGAAAGTAGAAAGCCTTCAGGCCGGCGGGTACTTAGGCTGGTCAGGGGAGATCCCAATTATAACCGAAATACATGACAATGGCGATGGTGGTATCGGCTGGAGCTACAGCAGAATAACAGTGAGCAATGGAATCATTACATCTGCACCAAGATAGGAGAATACATGGAGCTAAAAATAATAGAGGGTGAAAAACCTAAAATAGCACAGGACGCAGAGGTGACCACTGTAGATATGAAAGGAGCGTTGTATGCAGAAAGAGAATCAGGAACAGAAGAAGCCAAAACCAGTGACAGTAAGAATTGATGAATTTAAAACAAATCTGAATAGGGTAGTGGCTGAATCTCAGCTGCCGCCTTTTTTGTTGGAAATGCTCCTCGGAGAGTATCTGGCCGGTGTGAGCCAAGTGGCGAAACAGGAGTATGCTCAAGACCGGGCAGAATGGGAAAAGGCAGGTGAATTAGATGGCGGATATAAGCAAGGAGATTAAGAATTTTCAAGAGGCCGTATATGGCGAAGAGGTGCGTGGAAGCATGGTCTCCTTAGCAAATAAAGTAAATACCGAATCCACGAATGCCGCAACATCGGCGGCAGAGTCTGCAGCGCAGGCAAAAGCGGCTAAAGCCGTGGCCGATACAGCTGCTCAAAATGCGAATGCGAAGGCAGCTCTTGCTGATTCTGCGGCCAAAACAGCTTCGGAGGTAGCCGGTACTGTCCAATCTAAATTGGATAATGGGGACTTTATAGGGCCGCGTGGTCCACAGGGAATACAGGGGATTAAAGGAGATACCGGTCCACAGGGGGAAAAGGGAGATACTGGGGCGCAAGGACCTCAGGGGCCGGTTGGCCCGCAAGGAAACGAAGGGGCAGCTGTTATTACAAGTCTCAACCCTGGATGCTTCGCAATGTCCGTTAACTCAGAAGGGCATTTGCTGTTAGTTCACAATGACAATGAACCGGCGCCGCCATTTTCAATACAGGATGGACGGCTGGTTTACACTTTATCATAAGGAGGAAATGATTATGGCACAAACATTAGATTTAGGCAGTGTTATAGGCCCGCAGGGCCCGAAGGGAGAAACAGGCGCAACAGGGGCAATGGGGCCACAAGGTCCAAAAGGCGATACGGGAGCAACGGGGCCACAGGGACCCGCTGGCGCAAAGGGCGCTACTGGTGCCACTGGACCACAGGGAGCTGCGGGAGCTAAGGGAGCTGACGGGGCAACCTGGCTTTTTGGAACAACGGCTCCAACTACGCAGGGGAAGACGGGCGACTTTTTTTAAACACTGCGAACTTCGATGTTTACAGTAAATCCACGGGAAGCTGGGCTAAAACAGGAAATATAAAAGGAGCCACAGGGGCGCAGGGCATAAAAGGTGATACCGGTGCTACAGGACCTCAGGGGCCGCAGGGATTGAAAGGTGATACGGGGGCAACCGGAGCAAAAGGTGCTACTGGCGCACAAGGCCCTAAAGGTGACACGGGAGCGCAGGGACCAAAAGGGGATACTGGTGCTGTTCCGACGTTTTCTATTAATGCAAGCGGGCATCTGATAGCCACATATGAATAGGAGGTATTGAAATGGCAACATCAACGGTTGATTTAGGTAGCGTCAAGGGTCCGAAGGGGGATACTGGTGCACAGGGGCCCAAGGGGGATACCGGTCCGCAGGGACCAGAAGGGGCAAAAGGAGCAACTGGGGCCCAAGGTCCAAAAGGCGATACAGGAGCAACGGGGCCGCAGGGGCCCGCTGGAAATATCAATACTTCCATAGCTACATTTACACAGGCGTCCACCCGGGCTAACATAGAAAGCGGGGATACAGGCTCCACGATATTCGGAAAGATCAAAAAGTGGTTTGCGGACTTGGGGACGGCTGCATTCTGTGCAGTCGTTAATAATGCAACAACCACGGCAGCAAATACCGTCCTGGATGGAAGGATGGGGAAGACACTGCAGTCCGGAATTGATGAACTAAATAGCAATTTGAACGCTGCGATTTTTGATCTGACGGTATCCACATACTATCCAACTACTAATGTAATCGTAAGCGGCCGGACAGTACAGTTGCATTGTAGTGGCCTGATTGTAAAAGATGTGCCTGCAAATGCAGAATTGGCGGTAGGCACTCTGCCAGAAGCATACCGGCCGCCGTACAAAGTCATTAAATATGTACTCGGCGCTGGCACCGCAGATCGGTTATTCCGGGTATCCATCGATGTAGACGGCAAAGTGACATACGCAGCCACAACAGCAGCCGCAACGGGGGTCGGCGTAAATATTAATGAGACTTTCGTGGCCCGATCAAAATAATTATTTTATATAAAAGCAAAATTGATGTTGATCCCAGTCGTGATGGGAATTGCTTGTGACGGAACAACCGTAAAAGCACCATCAGTTGTAATATCAAGACGGATTATATTGCCCCCTCCACATAGAATTTCCTGAGAGATTTTATATGTAGGCCTCATATTTTCTGGGAGAGTACCGACACTATAGCTTGTGCCCGCATTCATTGCTGCATTCGGTACTGTGCTACACCTTAGATATTTAACTCCAGCTTTTACAGCCGCATTAACATTAAGGTAGTTTTTATTCAGGATTGTAGTACTTCCGTTCAAATTGCTATTTAGTTGAACAATTAAATATGGAACTTTTTAACCAGGACTTGCAAATGCAGTCCTATTTTATTGCCCGTCCGGAGGCGTATCCGGCAGAAAGGAATAAAGAATGGAAAAAATTATTTTGACAGACAACACCGAGATTGAGATTAAGGCAGGAGCCAGCCTGGGAGCTATTACGGCAACCGCAACAGATTTTACGGCGTTGGGGGTTATTGCAACAGCGTTGACAGCTCCGGGAAACATGGATAGCGTCAAGTTTAAGACAGGCGATACAATTACTGGAGAGTATGCCGATATGAAGCTGGAGAGTCCGTTGTTCCGGACTGTGGACATCGTGGGAGACAGAGTGGAGGCCACGTTTGCGATCCGCGAAAAGACAGAGGTGGAACTGGCAATTGAAGAACTGCGGGCCGGGCAAGAAGTACAGGACGGGGCCATAACCGATTTAGGGGATGTGGTGAGCACGATTGTAGAAGGAGGTATACAGTAATGGTTAAATTTTATTTGACTCGAATTGAAAAAGGATTAATCACAGTAGAAGAGGTACCGACGCTCTGGAGAGCTGCGGTAGAGGCAGGAATGAAAACAGAACAGTAGGGGAGTGGGCTTGATGGAACCAGAGATTGCAGTAGCCATCTGCTCACTGATCGGGACGCTGGTCGGCAGCCTGGCCGGTATTATGACGGCGAACAAGCTGTCTACATACCGGATTGAGCAGTTGGAAGAAAAAGTTAAAAAACACAATAACCTAGTGGAACGTATGATAATCGTTGAGCAGTCTACAAAGTCGGCACACCACCGGCTGGACGAGCTTTATGCGGAAAGAGAGGAATAATCATGAAAAACAGAGAGTATTGGATTGGGTGGGCGAAGAAAGCGGGAATCAGAGCATTAAAAACAGCTGCACAGACGGCGGTGGCGCTGCTTCCTGCGGCTGCAACTATCGCGCAGGTGGATTGGTTGACAGTAATCGGGACAGCAGCACTGGCCGGTGTAGCGTCGGTACTGACTTCTCTGGCCGGCCTGCCGGAACTCAATAACACAGATTCAGGGGATGCAGAATAAGCGTCCTCTTTTTAACAGAAGGAGATCGAATATGAATAGATTAATTATTGACGTAAGTGAGCATCAGGGGAACATTAACTGGGATCAGGTAAAGAGCACGGGAGTGGAGGGCGTAATCATCCGCTGCGGGTATGGTGACAATATCGCCAGCCAGGACGACAAGCAATGGAAACGGAACGCAGATGAGTGTACCCGCTTGGGGATCCCATTCGGGACATATATCTATAGCTATGCAACCAGCATGGCCCAGGCAGAGTCCGAGGCCCAGCATGTATTACGTTGCGTAAAAGGCTACAAGCTGTCTTACCCGATCTACCTGGATCTGGAGCACGCCGGGACAGAGGCCGGAGCTGTGGAACGTGCAAAGAGGTTCGGTGACATTATAGAGGCTGCCGGCTACTGGTGCGGAATCTATGCAAATTTAAGCTGGTGGAATAATTACCTGCCGGGGTTGGATCGATTTACGAAATGGATCGCGCAGTACAACAGCCAGTGCGATTATAACGGTAAAAATAAGGACATGTGGCAGTACAGTAGCACTGGCCGGGTGGCCGGGATCGGCGGCAATGTAGATATGAACGAATGCTATAGGGACCTTCCGGCAGAGATCAAAGGCGGATCCGGCAAGCCCAGCACTCCAAAGCCAACGCCTGCCCCAGCTCCAGCCCCACAGCCGGCCAAAACCCATACCGTCAAGAGTGGCGAGACGCTGTCAGAGATCGCGAACAGATACGGGACAACCTACCAGCATTTAGCCGCCATTAACGGGATCAGCAACCCTAACCTGATCTACGCGGGCCAGGTACTCAAGATCGACGGGACGGCGGCAGCTACCAAGACATATACGGTCAAGGGCGGAGATACGCTCTCCGGCATTGCATCCAAATACAATACTACTTATCAGAATTTTGCCCAGATCAACGGGATCAGCAACCCTAACCTGGTCCATCCGGGACAGGTGATCAAATTAGGATAGCATAATAATAGCCCGGGTCCATCAGGATTCCGGGCTGTTCTTTTATGTATCAAAGCATAACGAAATATTGTAATAAGTAATGTCCGTTTATATCTGTTTCATCTCTATCTAAATTTCTCTTACCGAATTGCTTAAAATTATTACTTTCATAAAAGGTTGTTAACTTAGGACAATCTTCACATTCAAGGTATACAAATCGCCCTCCTATATCATGTTGCGCACTTTTTATTTTTTCTATAGCAAGTTGCAATAAATCCGAACCAGAAATAAGTGAATCATTTCCATCTGCATAATTTTTCCCTAATTGTCCAATCAGGGGAGCGGATACAGTGTATTCATTTTTCTTTTCATCAAAAATCCCATGCTCTCTTAACTTTCTGGCTTCTTTACTGTTTACTGCACTTCTTTGGATTGTTATGACCTTGGGGGATATAGTGTAATACCCTACCAGCTCCTTTTCGCTACTATCTTCTGTTGTCCAATAAATTAGATGCGTTTTAGAAAAACCTCTCTTTGAAAACTCTATGGCTTTTGTTTTTAGAAAATGTTCAACGTCTAAATTAAGTGGGCACGAAAAAGAGGAGAGGATACGTTTAGCTTCATCCTCTCCTAATTGATCTACTATGTCGCTTAAATTAAATTCTACAAAATGTGTTGCTGGAGTAATATCTGATAAGTTCACTATTTTCCAAAAAACTCCTTAATTTTATCGCCTGTAATTTCTTTGCATTTTCGTGAAAGCTGTGCAGGTTTATATTTAGTGTTTTCCGCCTCACTTAAAGCGTTTACAAATGTACGGGCGAGTCGTTTGTCTTTGATATTGACATCTTTTAATATGCTTTTTGTAGCCATACTCGTCACCTCCTAAATACTTTATGACACAACTTTTGCAATTCCTCACCACAATTATTACATAAAAAGATATACTCTAATATACTTTAATGTATCTTATAGTTTTCTTTCATGTACCTTTATTATATCCATTTTTTTGGATAAATCAATAGTTTTGATGAAATGTTAACAAATAATTTTCAAATTTTTATACGAAAATATGTTCTGTTTATACAAAGAAAATACAAAGTACTATAAATGTGCAACAGTTCATTGCATATTGCAACTAAATCTAGATTCAGATTATGTCTATATACATAGCGTTTGTAAGAATTAAAATTGAGAGTCCATTTAGTGAGAAACAAATAACGTATTGCCCGGAACCATCAGGCCCCGGGCAAGAATGTAGTGGGAAAGGAACTAATTTTGAGGAGTAGTTCCAATCTCATAATCATTCTAACATATCGACGATTAATCAGCAACAAAATGTGTCTTTTGTCCACTAATACCCTTGTTTTCTAGCCAATTTTCCAATTTGACTAAAAAAAATTTCACAAAGTGCTTCAACGCCTTTAAATATAAGGAGTTGAAGACACCTATTCTGACTAAAACTTGACTAAAACTTTTCGGAATTTCTGGGTATATTTAAGGAATTTTGAGGATTTCTCGAAAACATGTTCGATTCAAAAAAACCGCTAAAAAAAGCCGCAACCCCTTGAAAACCCCGGGTTTGCGGCCTTTTTTACGAAAGCTGGAAATCGGACTTGAACCGACGACCCCTTCATTACGAGTGAAGTGCTCTACCTACTGAGCTATTCCAGCCTGTGGCTCGTCAGACGAACCTTGATTATTATATCTCTTTTTTCTATGAATTTCAACTGTTTTTTTTAAAACGTCTATTATTTTAAAATCATTTGACAAATTTTTCTTTTATGCTAATATAGTTCATTGAAGAACAGTTCTTGAGTGAACTATGTTTTGCGTGAGCGGGTCAGTTAAACTAATCAATCAGGAGGCAGAATGATGATTTCTACAAGTGAATTTTTATCTATTACGAATCAATTCAATAAGCTGTACAGCGGAAGCATTAATGCGGTTGCGGCCGGGTACGGCATGAGTAAAGTGGAAGTGGATGTACTTTTATTTCTTCATAATAATCCTCAGTACGATACAGCCAGAGATATCGTGGAGTACCGCCATATAGCCAAATCTTATGTATCTAAGGCAGTTGAACTGCTGGTAAAGAGAGGGGCGCTTTCAATCAGGGAAGACGATAAAGACAGAAGAATCAGCCATCTGCAGGTTACAAAAGAAGCAGCCGGGCCGCTTGAAAAAGCGCTGGAGGCACAGGCCGCGGTTATGGAGCGGGTTTTCAGGGGGATTACGAGTGAAGAAAAACAGATGTTTGCTAAAATTCTCTATCGTATATCAGGTAATCTGGACACAATGAAACGAGGTGAGGAATGA